GAGGACGGCAAGCGCGAGAACCTGACCGCGTGGCAAGCGTTCTGCGCCGAGCACTTAATCGGCAGGGACACGGCGACAAAGAATCTCGCCGACCTCAAAGCCGAACTCATGCGCGAGCAAATCCGCCTCGCCCGGTCGAAGAACGAGCGCGAGGCCGGCGACGTGATTGACCGCGAAGTGGTCGAAGCGATGCTCGTGACGCTCGGCCAAAAGCTGGACCTGCTGCTGCGGCTCAAGCTGACGATTGAACTCGGACCGCGCGGCGTCGGCATGAACGCGGCGGAGTTGAACGTCGAGGGCGCCGCGATCTTGTCGGAGATCCGCGAGGTCGTGAACGCGAACATTGCGACCTTCGAGGCAGAGGCGCTGGACCGCTCGAGGGAGTGACCCATGATCCGCGTCCAAGTCATCTGCTTTTTTTACAACGAGGAAACGCTCTCGCGCCTATTCGTGCAGCACTACGCATGGGCCGACGAGATCCTCGCTGTCGTCTCGCGGTCAACGGACCGCACGCGGGAAGTGCTCGAAGCGGCGGACAACGTCCGCGTGCTAGACTTCGAGTTTCCAGCCGGCATGGACGACCGCATCAAGGCCGACAAGGTCAACGCTCTACTCGCCGAACCAACGCCGTTCGACTGGAAGATTGTTGTGGACGCCGACGAGTTCATCTGGCCGTGGAACAACGCTAGGCCGCAGAGCTACCTTGCGAGCGTTCCGAGTAACGTCACGGCGGTCGAAGCTCGGATGCGAAACGTCTTTCGCCATCACTCCGAGACCGACCTTGATCTTGATCGTGAGCCGGTGCCGCAGCGCACGCACGGCGATCCAGACTATCGCTCGCTCGAAAATCGCGGCTACCAGAAGCCGATCGTGATTCGATCCGGTCACGGTATTCGCCTCGACCTCGGCAATCATCGGCAGAGCGGCGGGACGTTTGACCATGCGCTCTGGTTCGCCGGCACGCACTGGGCGAACGCCGACCCGTCGTTTGCGGTCATTCGCCGGACGCGGGATCGTCGCGACCGGCAAAGCGCGGAGAACCTCGCCGGGGGATGCGGCGTGCAGAATCACCGAATCAGCGAGGACGACGTGCTCCGGCTCTGCGAGGCTCGGAGCGATTGTCCGAAGATTGTTGGGATTGTTTGAAATAGTGCTTGCAAACAATCAAATGCTTCCCATGATGTCGGGCATGAACTCAACCAAAGCCAAGAAATTCTGGAGTAAGAAAGCCGTCATCGCCGCCGTCGAAGAGTGCCAAGACTCAGGTTGGCGCGCCGGCATCCTCGGCACTCGCGCCCCCTTCCTCGTCCAAGCCACCAGCACGGGCAACGGCTACCGCATCACATACGACCTTCACACAGACGGGAAATTCTACGAATACAGCCGCAAGGAGGTGGCGGCGTGAGCGCACTGCGCCTTGAGGCGCGCGACATTTGGGAGCACCACGCCGACGGGTCGCGCGCCTGCGTGACGCGCGTGCAAGTGCTCATGCGCGGGGCCAAGATCGTGGACCGCGAAATCGTGCCAGCATACGTCACTGCCGCAAAAGCGATGGGCGGAGACCTCAGTGGATGGAAATCAAAATTTGCGGGAATCAAGGAGGTGTGGAAATGACCCCCGGCGGCAAACGCCCCGGCGCAGGCCGCAAGCCGCTTTCGCCTGACCAGCGCCCCGTCGCCGTGACGGTGCGCCTCCGTCCTGAAGTCGCAGCGCTGTTCCGTGATTTATGCAAACGGGCGGGCGTGAGCCAGTCGTTTGCGTTGACGGCATGGATCAAGGAATGGTGGTAACGCTTTGACCGCCTCCGACCTCCTTTGCGCTACCCTGCGCCTTCCGCAGCCCGACCTCTCGCCGATTTACGAGTGGGCGCGCAAGCACATCATCTTGCCCGAGTCATACGCGACGCCAGGACCGTTCAACGTGAAGATTTCGCCGTGGCTGATTCCGATCTTCGACGCGCTACAAAACCCGCTCGTCCGCCGCGTGCATTTCCGCAAGGCCGTGCAAATCGGCGGCACGCTCGTGGCTGACATCTGGGTGCCGTGGCTGATTTGCAACGACGCCGGACCGATCAGCTGGACGATGCAGACCGACGAGATGATTGACCGGCACGCCAAGTCACGGCTCAACCCGATCTTCGAGAGCTGCAAGCCGGTGGCGGCGATGCTTCCGCGAGTCGGGCCGCACCGGACGACGACCGAGATTTACTTCGGCGGCTTCTTTTTTCTGCTCAACCCAGCCAACCTTTCGAGCCAGCAATCGCAGTCCATCCGCTACAAAATAAATGACGAGATTTGGCTGCCGAAGTGGCAGGAGGTTTACGGCCACGCCGTCGCCCGCGTCTCGCGCTTCGAGGAAGTCGGGCGCTCGAAGATTTACAACACGAGCCAAGCGCCGATTATGGACCTGGAGACCGGCAACGTGGAGGACACGAGCTTCCGCCAAGGCACGCAGCAGGAATGGAGCACCGAGTGCCCGGCGTGCCACAAGGTGCACCCGATCGCGTTCGCGCTGGACAAGAACGAGGAGACCGGGCTTCGCGGCGGCGTGGTCTGGGACGCAGCGGCGAAGCGCGATGACGAGACGTGGGACGTTGCGCGGGCGGTCGAGTCGTGCCGCTTCCGTTGCCCACATTGCGGCCACGAGTCACCGGACACCGACACGACGCGGACCGGCTGGAAGCGGGCCGGGCGGTTCGTTCCGCTGAACGCCGCGGCGCCGGCGGAGATCCAGAGTTTCCGAGTTGAGGCCGTTGTCAGCCGGCCGATGCGGCTGCTTGTAGAAGAATTCTGCGAGGCGGACAATCATTTCGTGCGCCAAGGTGACGACAAAATGAAGATTGAGTTTCGCACCAAGCGCGAGGCTCGGCCGTGGATCGTCGAGAAGAAGGTCGTCAACCTCTTCGTGCAGGCCAGCGACTACACCGTCGCCCAGTTCTCCAACGGCGAGGGCATCGACGGCGAAGTCATTCGCTTGATGGCCGTGGACCGCCAGCAGGACCACTGGTGGGTCGAGATCGGCGCTTTCAGCTCGGCGACCGGTCCGACCTATCGGCAGCTCTATTTCGGGCGCGTCGAGACGCGGGACCAACTCCGGCAGTTGCAGCACCGCTACAAGGTGCAGGACGCGTGCGTTGCCCAAGATCGCGGCTACCGGCCGGCCGACGTTGACCGCGATTGCGCGGACTTCGGCTGGCGCGGGATGCGAGGTTACGCTCGCAAGACTTGGACGATGCGAGACGAGGCAAGCGACAAGCTCATTAACTTCCCGTTCAGTGAGCCACGCGTGAGCGACTACCGGGGCGGCGACGTGTTTTATTACGATTGGTCCGGCGACTATTTCAAGGACCTGCTCGCGAACGCGCTCGAGGCCAAGGGCGATTTGAAATGGTTGCTGCCGAAGGACGTCAACCCGCTCTACCTCGAACACCTCAAAGGCGAGTCCAAGGTCGAGATTCGCACCGGCGTTTGGGAGTGGCGCGAGGTGAAGAGCAACGCGCCGAATCACGGTCTCGACACCTCGGCGATGCTGCTCTGCATGGCGACGATTGCGAACGTGATTCGCTACGCAGCGCCGAAGGACTAACGCCGGTTTGACGTTCCAAGCAGTGGTATGCTCGACAACCCATTTCTCGGACTGGACACCGCGACCCTGACGGCGCTTAAGACCAAGACGATTGACGCGATTCAGGCCGTGCTCCTTAACCAAAGTTACAGCCTGAACGGGAAGAGCGTGAGCCGGGCGGACCTGAACGCGCTGAACAACATGCTCGGCAACTTACAGGACGCATTGACCGACGCGGCCGGAGGGTCAACGGATACCACATTCGTCAGCTTTACCGGCAACTAATCACACATGAGCACCGACTTTTTCGACGCGTCAAAACTGGTCGCGCAAAAACCTTGGATCGATCGAGCGCTTGAGAACATCGCGCCGACATGGGCGCTCAAGCGTCTGGAGGCACGCGTCGCGAAGTCGCTTTTCGAGTATAACGCGGCGCGGACGAATCGGATGTATTCGCCGAAGCAATACACGCAGCCGGCCGAGAGTTCGCAGAATCAGCGGGACCGGGTGGTCATGATGTATGAGGCTCGCGACCTCGTGGACAACTTTCCCGAGGCGCGGGAAATCTCGCGCAAGTTCGGGCTTTACCTCACGCCGCACGAGTATTCCCCGACGACCGGGGACCGCGATTACAACCGCGTGATTGACGACTATTTCCACGCGTGGTGCAAAAACTGCGACGTGACGAACCGGCACAGCTTCAAGAAGCTCGTGCAGCTCGCAGCCGAGGAACGACCGATTGACGGCGATTGCGGCTTTGTAATTCGGCGCAGCGGCGAGGGACTCAAGCTGCAGCTCGTGCCGGCGACGCGCATCGGCAACCCGAACGAGTCAGCCGTCGCCTCAAACAATTACTTCCAAGGAATTATCACGAATGACTTCGGCCAGCCGGTCGCTTACCGCATTTTCCGAGTCACGCGTGACGGCGTTTATTTCGGAGCCGAGGACATCCCTGCGAATCAGTTCTGCCACTACTTCGATCCGTTCCGCGTTGATCAATATCGCGGCGTCACCGACCTGCACAGCGCGATTCAGACGGCGCGGATGCTGCACGAAATCTTGCAGGCGGAAAAGGCCGGCGTGCGCTTCTCGTCGCAGCAGGCGGCGCTAATCTTCAACGACCGAGGCGTCGCGAACCCGCGCAACCTTTTCCAGCCAAACCCTGCGGCGAACTTACCGAGCGGCCAGACGCAAAAGAACGAGCTGACCGAGGTCGGCATGATTCGCTATTTCCAGAACTCGGACCGCGTGGAAGTCATGCCGTCGAGGCCGTCGCAGGCGTTCACCGGATTTGTGCAGCACCTTATGCACGAAATCGCGCTGGGCGTGGGCGTTCCTGAGGGCGTGCTGTTCGGCACGCAGGACTACAAGGGACCGAGCGTGCGCGCAGAGTTCGCCGCAGCCGACCGAGTATTTACGAACAAGCAGGGCGTGCTGACCGACAAGGTTCTCGACCCGATCAAGGACGCCGTGATTCTCGACGCCATCGCACGCGGCGAGATTGCACCGCCTCCGCTTCTCGCGGGCGAGACTATGGTTCAGGCGCTGCGCCGGGCGACCAAGGGCGAGTGGCGCTTTCCAGCCAAGCTCTCAATCGACGTCGGCCGCGAGTCAGCGGCGAACATGAACGAGAACCGGCAGGGCGCAAAGTCGCTGCAAGAGATCGCGGCCGAGGAAGGCACGGACGCTTTCTCGCGGCTGGAGCAGATCGCAATCGAGGCCGGCTTCGTGAAGGAGTTGGCGGTCAAATACGGCGTGCCGGAGACGGCCATCCGGCTCACCACGACCTCACTCCCGAGCACGCCAGCGGCCGCAGCCGCAGCCGGCGACGCGGTGGGAGCGAGCGCAGCCGAGGCGCAGGCGGCGAGCGTCGCGGTTTCTGGGAGCGGCGTAGAATCAACGGACGATGCCGCTATTGCAGGCGTCGAATCCTTCCCGGGTGTGTCGCCCGAACTGGTGCCTCTCAACGGCGCGCAGATTGCTGCGGTGCTTTCCGTTCTCGAAAATTTACGCGCAGGCAATCTCACGTCGGAATCTGCCGAGACGCTTATGGTATCCGCAGGCATGGCAAAGGAATCTGCGAGCAAGGTAGCCGGTTCTGTTGCTGGACTACCGAAGCAGCCGACGAAGATTTCGGCCGCAGCGATGCACAAGCGAATCCAGCTTGCGCGCGCGCGCGCGTCTGCAAGCGAGGACTCAAACCTCGTCACGATCAACTTCGCCGACGGCTCCTATATTCCGACCGACGCGATGGCGGACAACGCACGGCGCGCGCTTGAGATCCGCGAGAAGAAGCCGATGTCACAGCGCGGCATGACGAGCGTCGGCATCGCCCGGGCGCGTGACCTCATGAACAAGCGGCCGATGTCCGAGGACACCGTGCGCCGCATGAAAGCCTTTTTCGACCGGCACGAAATCGACAAGCAGGGCGAGACCTGGGACGAGCAAGGCAAGGGATACCAGGCTTGGATGGGCTGGGGCGGCGACGAGGGCTATTCTTGGAGCACAGCCATCGTTGAGCGGCTCAACAAGCAGGCGGAGAAAAAAGACCTCTCGGTCGCGGCCGCAGAAGTGCAGCATCAGTTTGCGCGCAACACGCCGCTCGCAGCCGAGGACTGGCTGGACGCGGTGCAGAAATACCGGGCGAAGCAGATGACGACGATCCAAGAGACAAAGCAAAGCGTGACCGGCGACCAAAGCATCATCGAGCTGAGCAAACCGAAGCGCAAAAAATAATTCCCATGATCCACACCCAGACCGAAATCGATAACCTCGTTGAGTTGGCCATCATCCAGCGCGCCGAGCTAAAAAAGCTGGTGGAGTCGCTGCCGCAGTTGCGCGACCATTTGTCGTCCGAGATCGAGCGCAACCTCGAAGAGATCGAGCCGGCGATCCGCAGCGAGCTGGAGCAGCTCGTCATCGCCCGCGCACAGGACGCGCACGCGCAATCCAGCGCGGCGCTGACCGCGAAGGTTGACGAACTCGGGAAGGCTCTAGAAGTCACGACGGCGGCGCGCTACTCGGTGCTCATGGCCGAGCGCGAGCAGAACGCTACCTTGTTGGCGCAGGCCGAGGCACGGATCGCAGAAGCGGCGTCGGCTTTGCCGAGCGCAGTGAAGAGCATCGTGACCGACGAACTCTCGCGATTTCCGCGTGCCGGCGAGATCGATCAACTGCGCAAAGAATTTGCCGAGCCGAAGGGACTGAACCCGCGCGGCAAGTGGTCGCCCGACGAGACGTATCAGCGGCTGGACCTCGTGACGATCAACGGCGATTCATTCGTCTCGAACATCGACGGCAACCGCGAGCGGCCGAGCCGAAGCGCGGCGGACTGGACTCTGAACGCAGCACGCGGCAACAGCGGCGGCGGCGGTGGCATCACTTCATTGACCGACCTGATCCCAACGCCGGGCGAGGGGCAAATCCTCGGTAGCGAAAATTCGTTCTACGTTCCCAAGAACCTCGTCGCCGGGGCGAACATCACGATTACGCAGACGCCGACCGATATCACGATTATCGGCACCGAGGGACAGATCGAGCTCACGGACGGGACCGAGGCGGCGCCGTCGCTTTTCTTTGTCAGCGACACGAACACCGGCATGTATCGCCCGGCAGCGGACACGGTCGGAATCGTCGGCGGCGGCAACGACGTCGTGCGACTGACCGGCGTAGCGAGCGCGACGGATTACGTGGAAATCAAGAACGGGACCGGCGTCGGCAACCCGCTCCACGTTCTAGCCGAGGGCGCGAGCGCAAATATCGGCGTGCATTTGCAGCCGAAGGGCACCGGACTTTTCACGATCAGCGACGGCACGGATTTCAACAAGGGAATCCGCTTTCGCAGTTCGTCCAGCGCCGCAAGCGCGGTGACTTTGATTGACGCCGTTTCGACAGCCGGCCGCGTCGTCACTCTTCCCGACGCAAGCGACACGCTCGTGGGACGTGCGACCACGGACACGCTGACGAACAAGACGCTGACGAGCCCGACAATGACCGCCCCCGTTCTCGGGACTCCTGCGAGCGGCAACCTTGCGAACTGCACGTTCCCGACTCTCAACCAATCCACGACCGGCAACGCGGCTACGGCCACGGCGTTGCAGACCGCAAGAGCGATCAACGGAGTCAACTTCGACGGCACGGCAGCGATCACCGTCGCAGCCGCAGCCGGCACGCTTACCGGCGCAACGCTGGCGTCAGGCGTGACCGCATCGAGCCTGACAAGTGTTGGCACTCTCGCGGGTCTGACCGTCACTGCGCCAATCACGGGCAGCGTGACGGGATCGAGTGGAAGCACGACGGGCAACGCAGCGACCGCGACCGCTCTGGCGACTGCACGCGCAATCAACGGCGTTAACTTCGATGGAACTGCGGCCATTACTGTGACGGCGGCGGCTGGCACGCTCTCGGGGACAACGCTCGCGGCCGGCGTCACTGCATCCTCACTGACCTCGCTCGGCACGATTGCGAATCTCACCGCGACGGCCGGCACGATTGCGACCACGCCGAGCGGTTCGACCGACATCGCAAACAAGCTTTATGTCGATACCGTCGCGCAAGGACTCGACGCAAAAGCCTCGTGCGTCGCAGCGACCACGGCGGACATTACGCTGAGCGGCGCGCAGACAATCGACGGCGTGAGCATCGTCGCGGGCAATCGCGTGCTGGTGAAGAACCAATCGCTCTCTCAAAACAACGGAATTTATCTCTGCGCCTCGGGATCGTGGACGCGCACGACTGACGCGAACACGTGGGACGCGCTAACCTCGGCTTTCACGTTTATCGAGCAGGGCACGACGAACGCCGATTGCGGTTTCGTCTGCACAGCGAACGCCGGCGGCACGCTCGGCACGACCGCTCTGCCGTGGTCGCAGTTCTCGGGCGCAGGCACGTTCACGGCCGGCACCGGGCTGACGCTCACCGGCTCGGTCTTTTCGCTTACCTCGCCCGTCGCAGTCGCGAACGGCGGCACCGGGCTGACGAGTCTCGGCTCGGGCGTTGCGACGTTCCTCGGGACGCCATCGAGTGCAAATCTTGCCGCGGCGGTCAGCGATGAAACGGGAAGCGGCGCGCTGGTGTTCGCATCCAGTCCAACCCTCGTGACGCCGACTCTCGGCGCGGCGACTGCCACCTCTCTAAACGGCGTGACCCTTACTGGCACGAGCACGCCAGCGCTTTCAGTCAGCGGCACGGCGTCGGTCAGCGGCAGCAATACCGGCGATCAGACGACGATTACGGGCAATGCTGGGACCGCGACGATCTTGCAGACCGCCCGCAATATCAACGGCGTGAGCTTCAACGGTTCGGCTGATATTACGGTCACCGCAGCGGCTGGAACCCTGACGGGCGCAACCCTCGCGGCTGGCGTTACGGCTTCCTCGCTGACATCTCTTGGCACCATTACGAGCCTGACGGCAACAGCGCTCACCGTAAACGACAACACGACCCTCGGCAGCAGTAACTCGGACACGGTGAATTTCAACGCTCGCGTGGCGTCTGACCTCAACCCATCGACCGACAACACCTATGACCTCGGCGTAACGGGCCACGAGTGGCGCAATCTGAACATCGACGGCACGGCCAACATTGACTCGCTCGTGGCCGATAGCGCGGACATCAACGGCGGGACGATTGACGGGACGGCCATCGGAGCGACGACGCCGAGCACGGGCGCGTTTACGACGTTGTCGAGCACGGGAGATATTGCTCCTGCGGCCAACATCACTTATTCATCTGGTGCAGCGGAACGCTATATTCAATCTGCAAACGGTCAGAACTTTATTGGATTTAATCAGTCAACTGGTGCTGTTCGCATTGCGGCTGGCAACTCAGTTGTTGGTACCTTTACCGCTGGAAATTTTGCCGTGATCGGGGCGTTGTCGAGCACCACAGGAGCCAACTTTGCGACGAGCAGCGGCAACGTCGGTATTGGGACTGCGAGTTCGGCGGAAAAATTGCACGTTGTTGGAGGTAACATCGCGGTTGACTCTGGTGTCAGAAAAATTGGCTACATCACCGACGCCACCGCATCCAACACCGGATACATCATTCCTTATGATGCGTCAGGATTTTTAAGTATTCACACCAATTTTGCGTCTGGTGGAATTAAGTTTCACACCAGCACTTCAAACACCGAGCGTATGCGTATCGACAGCAGCGGTAACGTCGGCATTGGGACGGCGAGTCCGGGATCAAAGCTCGACGTGAATGGCGAACTTCGTATCGGCAACACCGTAAACACCGTCAGTCCGACCTCGCCCAACCGCACCGTGACTATCGTGATCGGCGGCACAACCTACTATCTCGCAGCAAAAACGACCAACGACTAACATGAGCACTGAACAAGCACTCCAAAACCTCTACGCAGGCAGCCGTCTGGCTCCATTACCCGCCGATCAGCACGATTTGCTACGCAAGTGCGCGGAAAAGTTGGCCGAGGCTTTAAAGCCAAAGGAACCGAAAGCCGAGTAACATGGCCGGAACCTCCGACACGAATTGGCGCAGCTACGTTGGGCCGCAGGACAACGGGCTGACGGTGAACGCGGCTGAGTGGCAGGCTCCGCTTGATCCAGAGAACTGGGACGACTTGGTGAAGTGCTCCAACTGCGCCGGGCTCACGATAAGCGGGCTGACGATTCCAGCCAGCCGCGAGGACTCGATTGATTGCGTGCGCGGCTCGAATTACACGGTGCAGAACTGCACGGTTCATGGCTCGGTTACGATCAAGGGCGCAATCAACGGCTTCACGCTTTACGGCTCGGTCGTGAGCGGAACGATTGAGCTGGGGCAGTATGACAATTATTGGGAGCCGGGCCGCGCTCCGACGCAGAACGTTTCAATACTCGACTGCACTTCACCGGACGGCTCGCCGATTCGCGTCAAGGTATGGGACGCCGAAGTGCCTTTTGTCCGAAATACGAACGTGAAAATAACTAAAGTGCCGAAATGGATTTGGTTCCCGTATTTTCTTTTTCGCCGTTTGACGAATCCCAAGAGGGTGTAACCCATGTTTCCTCTCGCTCAAATTCTAGGCATCGGCACGAAGCTGATCGACAAGCTGATTCCTGATCCGGAGGCGAAGGCAAAGGCGCAGCTGGAACTCGCTCAGTTGGCGCAGTCCGGCGAGCTGGCGAAGATGAACGCGGATCTTGAGGCGTATCGGGTCGAGCAGGACAATCTCACGAAACGCATGGAAGCGGACATGTCTTCCGACTCGTGGCTCTCTAAGAATATCAGACCTATGGCCCTAGCCTATATCCTGACGGCATATCTGGTGCTCGCTATCCTCGACGGGTCGGCCATCGACATCGGCGATCCGTTTGTCGAACTTCTCGGCCAATGGGGGATGCTTGTGATGTCGTTTTATTTCGGCGGTCGCACACTTGAAAAAATCATGGAGATGCGAAAAAAATGAACGACCACAAAGACCTGATGGAAGTCGCTAGGCTCTGGAAAGAAACGGGCTGGCTGACTGCGGTCATCGGCGGCGCTGGCATGATTGCTCGCCTACTAGCCAACCCGATCCAAGGGACGATCTGGGACAGCGTGCGGCGCGTCATCATGGCGGCCATCGTCTCGACGCTCGCATGGTTCATCGTTGAGCAAATCGAAGTCAGCTCACTTGTGAAGGCGATCACCTACGGCGTCGCCGGGCTGCTCGCGCCTGAGATTATCGACGGGCTGACCACGCTCGCAAAAAAGTATTCCAAGAATCCGACGAAGCTGCTCAAGAAATGAACCCGAAGGTCATCACGGCGGCGCTCGCCGCGGTCGTCGTTTGTTTCGCAGGCGTCGGAGTGCTGACAGTAAAATCGGTCTCGAAGCACATCGCGGCGAGTGACAAAGAATTCGACATGACGAGCAACGTGCTCAGTCCGCTTTTCGACATTTACGGGCTGGCTATCGTGGACGGTCAGGCAAAGGCAAGCAAGGGACTGATCAACGCGAAGGAGTTTTGCGACTCGCTGGCGAAGCTCCAAGCCGAGGCGGAGCGATTGCT